CATGATATTGTCTAAACAATTCTTCGGCTTTATCTTTACTGACTCCGAGTTCTGCTTGTAATTTATTTTTTCCCATTCCATAAAATAATCCTAGATTAATCGTCTTAGCTTGGAATCTTGGGATCTGAGCCATGTCGGCTACAATATGGTGGAAATCTGCGTTTCCGGCCTTGTAGGCATCTAGAACACTGTCTACGCCGTACAGATTTTGCAATGCTGCGTAATGCACTACCAGCCTAGGCTCTTGTTGATTATAGTCAAAACAACCCCATGTATGGCCTTCCTCCGGTAGGAATAAACTCCTGATCCGTGGTCCAAGGTCTTTGTTACGTGCTGGCACCTGTTGTAGGTTAGGATTCGAGTAACTGAATCTGCCTGTCACGGTTCCTCCATTATCTCCTCGGAGCTGATTGATTTCAGCAAAGATTCTTCCCTTATGGGTATGTTTTAAAATGGTATCAATGAATGTAGTGTGAGCTTTATTAATCTCACGAGCCTGAGCAATCTTCTTCACCGTAGGATGAGGATGATGCATTAAAAAATTCTTGGTGAATGATGGAGCCTGCGTCTTGATAGTTCGATCATACTTCAATTTGAGTTTGTCAAATACCTTGGCAATGGAACGTGCAGCCCAGATCTGGACTTCGACTCCTGTTTTCTTTTTAATTTCTGTTAGTAACTTTGTTTCTTGTTCGAGTAATGTTTTCTTTTCGTTTAGGGCTTGTTCTTGATTTACACGTACACCGAGAAACCTCATATCGACCAGGCAAGGAAACAAATCGAGTTCCAACTGAAAGATGGATCCAATGTCCTGGAGTTCTATTTCTTTTTTAAGTTCATGCCATAGGGCTAACGTTATCTCTGCATCTTTTTCAGCATAAGCTCCCACATAGAGTGCAGGAAGTTTGTACATTTCTGCTTTGGCATCCACACCCCATTCTTTGGCCGCTGCATAAAGCGCCGCTTCGTCTTTACCTTTACCGGTATAACGTCTTGAACAATTGTTTAGATCATAGCGTAATTGATTCTCGTCCACGAGAGCAGATGCAATCATGGTATCGATGATACGTCCTCGAATGGTAAGACCTAAGTGTCTGATCCAACAGACATCATACATGGCATTGTGAAAAATTTTAACTCCCGGAGTTTTAAGAACGGCCTGAAACCATTTCAAAACCATTTTGCGGTCCATGTTTCCACCGCCTTCGTGAGCGATAGGATAATAACCGGACCAGTCTTTGACTGCGATGGCAATTCCTGTCACATCTCCTCTGCCTGTCACGGAGCCTGAACCCATTTTAATGAGGTCTGGATCTTTGGTTTCTAAGTCTATGGAAATTTCTTCGTACCCTGATAGATCCGGAAATTCTTCCGGAGGGAGCCATTCAGTTTGAGGTTTGAACAAAGGAAGCTGCATTAGTTATGAGGGCAGCTTTCTTTCTTCCATTTTTTATACCCCTCTACCCAGGTTTCTTCTTTCTTTGGAGCGGCATAATCTCTTTCAATAATCATATCTATATAATGTTTAGCCTTTTCTAGATCTTGTACTTCTCCTTTATTTGCGTGCCTGCAGATATATTTAATAGCATTTCCTTCTGCAAATTGCAATTTGTTCTTGTTGATAAACTCACTCGGCTGCATCACCATGTCCATATAGTGACGACCTCCTACTTGTTTTTTATATGCGCTCATATTTGATAACTTTTATAAAAATCTTTTGGTTCTATGATATGTAAATTTTCTTTCGTTCGGGTTGCCCCTACATAGAACAATCGATTTTCATCGTCAGGATTCCTTTCATATCCTTTCTGTGTGTTTAGACTTAAGTCTGTTAAGAGAACTACATTTTGGGCTTCTCCTCCCTTAACCCCATGTATTGTTGATAATAAAATACGTGGTTTTTTATTTAATTGTTCGCCGTTACTTCTCATTTTTCTAATATATTCAACCTTTCGGGAAGAAGCATCATCCAACGCTTCATACCAAATTCTATTAGTTTTGAGCCCAAAATCTTTTTGTAATTGAGTAAGACTATAAAAACTATCTTTGACCATTCCAAACATTTTTTCTTTCTCTAAATTTTTAGGACTAATAAAACTAAAAATTTTCTCTATTTTGCTATGTTCAAGAGATGCACCTTGACGTAATTTTTCCCAATCGATAATCGCTTCATATAAATCCTCTTCGTAAGATTTTTTAAATTTATTTTTGTAATACAATCCTTTTTGATAAAGCGTTTCTTCAAGTTCATTTAACATATAACGTGTACGAGCTAGAAGAAGCCATTCTCCTTTAGTCATATCGACTTGTTCAAAATCATGATATCGTTTTAAATTTCCTGCATAGGTTCTCGGTTCCCATTTTTTAGCCAGACGATTAGAAACTCTACCAATAATTTTCATGGCTACGTCATGAACCGCACGAGGGATTCGGTATGACTGAGTTAGATTTAAAATTTTACCCGTCTGAGCAATGAAGCTATCCACATCTGCGCCGGCCCATCGAAAGATGGCTTGATCATCATCACCAGCGATATAAGAGTCTCCGGATTTATTCCAAATACTTTTAGCCATGTCCCATTGGAGCAATGACAAATCTTGCGCTTCATCAATGAAGACCACATCAAAGGCTGGAGACGCATCTGATTTTACAAATTTTAAAATCATGTCATTGAAATCAATGAGGGTGTATTCTTTTTTATAGCGTTCTAATTCATTGGCTAAAATTCTTAGCTTATCAAATTCTACATCCTGCGTATGTTCTTTGAGATCGTATTGCCTTTCAAAAGAAATATTACGTAGCTTTGCTAACTGAATGATTCGTAAGTAATCACTTTTAGTGGCGAAGACTCCGTTCATTTCTTGGTCATTTTCTTCATAATCCATGTAGTCAACCGGAAAACCGATTTTATTTCCTAAGTCTTGGTAATGGCTTTTTTGCATAACGCTTTCTTTTTTAATTCCTAGGCGTCTAAACGCCAAAGAGTGAAGGGTTCTAAAATAAGGAAGGTCATCTTCACTTAAATTAAATTTTTCCATGGCACGATCTCTAGCTTCGTAAGCTGCTTTTTGAGTGAAGGCAAAATAACCAATCTTATTAGGATCCGTGGTTTTTAAATGATCATCTACTTTATTTAACATGGTCGTAGTCTTGCCTGTGCCTGGTGGACCTAACACGATTGTTTTCATCAGTAAGGATCCTTGGGTCTAAGTTCTTTAGGAACGTAAGGAGTTTCAATTCTTTCTAATGAGCTTGCTACAATAACGGATACTTTCTTTTTTCCTATAAGGATTCTGTCTTCGCTGCATTTGAAATGTTCTTTGAGCATTTGATGAGTAAATTGAGGTTTTTCGTCCCATTTTTTTCTAGCCAAAAAGCCATGATAAAATTTGCCAAAGATAAAGTAGTGTTTTTTGTCTGCCTGAAACACACTCCCACGAGTAATATCTTCCTTGGTTGCACTCGTTGAACTCCGATTCGTACAAAATTCTTCTAGATGGTCTTGTAGTTGATCAATTTTTGAAGAGCCAGCTGGAGGATCAATATCTTCTCTACCATCCATTAAATCTTGAATAAGTTTTTTCCATTCTTTTTTAGAAATTGTAGGAAGTACTTTATTAATTTGTTCTAATACTGCTATTTGAAATAGTCTTTGATCATAAAGAGTTACTGCATTTTCAAGTTTAACTCTTTCTCCATCAACGTTGACATAATAATAAGGTTTATCAAGTAGAATTTTTTGTAAGTCGCTCAGGATAGGAAAAGTAACTTCTCCTCCTATTCCAAAAGGTCTTGTTTTACATAAAAATTTATCACAATAACTACACATAGGCTCGTCTTTACATTTATATCCCCATTCTTTTTTCTCATGTTGTAATTTAATTCTTTCTACTGAAGCATCATCCAACGGAGGAATCATGTAATTGTGATTAAATAAAATTAATTTATTTTTCCATTCTCCAGGCCATTTCTTTTTAGCGTAAACGGCATAATGAAAAAGAGTATTATCCCTTTTTCCTTCACCAATTTTTTCAGCAGCTAAAGTTTCAATACATGGAGGACCATCAGTAAAATCAGATTGTTTTCTTTTAATATTAAGGTTTTCTAGTTGTTCTGGTGTGATTTTATTTCTTTCGTGGCTTTCAAAAAAACCATCTAGTGTAGCAGCTGTGCCATTCTCCAGATAGGAATATCTAGTTGTTTTTTGTGAATTAAAATATGGTAAATTAAGGAAATTTCCGGTATCCTCTTTGGAATTTAATTTGATCTGTTTTGGAAAAACTTCTGAATTTCCATATCCCAGCACTGCACTGATCGATAATAACTTATTTCGTAGTATTTCTGCGTTTACAGGTACTGTTGTAAACAAAAATATATGTGCTCCTCCACTTTTAGATCTACATGTAATGAGAGGAAGATTCATAACTTTAATTTTGTCTAATAATTTTTTATGATTGAAGCTGGCATAGCTATCAATATCAATACATCCCCAACAACATTTGTTTTCTTCATTAATGGGAATGATGCCAAGACTAGGTTCAATTCCTTTAAGATGATTTTCCCATAATACATCGGTAACCGGTTCACGTTTAACAAACGATTTACCTTTAAGTTTGGTTCCATCTGCATTCTTTTTTTCAACATGGGTGCAACCATGCGCTCTTTGTAAACCATTAAATATTTTTTTAAATCTTTCTATCATATAATTAAAAAGGGCGGCTTAAGTCTCCCGCTACCGCCCCCTTCCAAACACGTGTCGGAATCTTTTTTAAAATGGTGCTTCTTCACGTTTTTCAGTACTATGTTTAGCTACTACTTCGCCCTTACCTACTCGAAGAGCAAATTGTTTAGCTACATCGTAGACTGATTTATCTTTAACGGGGCCTTCTTTTGACACATCCCAACCAAACCATGTTCCTTTGTCATTAGACATCTGAACAGTTTTTAGCGTATAAATGTGGCTATAAGTTGGCGGCGTAAACAAACCGTTTTTACCTTGAAGTTTAATCCCCATCATCATTGAATTCCACTTACGACTAATTTTTAATTGAGTCGCTTTCATAGAAATCAAAGCTGTTGAAGGACTATCCCCCAGCACAATCACATAATGACTGGCTGTGTTTTCAAGATAATTACCGTTGGCTAAACGATCTTTGTTTGATTTATCCCGTGTTGTTGGAGGTATGTCATCGCCTGCTTCATAAATATGAACAGGTGCGCCTTTACTTTCTCCTCGGTCTTGCCATTCAATATACTGTCTTTTGTAAAAGACTGGCAAAACACTAATCCCTTTCGCGCCGTCATACAGTTCATTGCTGACTGTATTCAAAATCATACCAGGCTGTGCATCTTTAACATATTTTGCATTCCTCGTATTGACTTCAGGCGAAAGTTGACCCAAGACTTTCAGAAACGGTAACGCAAGATCATCTTGTGTTATGTTCTGAGCACCTTGGTTTGCATCAGCTTCAAACATAGTTGTCGCTAATGCTCCACCAGTATCGCGTTTCGTGATACTTGTTTCTTGTTTCGTGGTCATTTTTTCTCCTTAATTGTTGTTCGGTTTCCTACGAACACGTTAAAAATATCCGTTGGCATCTCTTTGCCATTTTCAATACGCTCTCGGACCAGCGCTTTCAGGGTCATAGGCTCAACCTTCAACTTTTGTGTTGGTTGAAACCCCTGAC